TGAATTTCCCAGTGGGTCTGGTGTAGTTAGTTATGAAGATGGGGCATTTGTAGTCGATGAGGCGAGCGAATTAACAGCCTGTAATATAACTAATCTTAACTACGAAGTAATTGGCAATATTTACGAGAACCCCGAACTCTCATGAAAGTAATCTGCCAGAACTGCAACACCGAACAGGACGTAAATGTCCGGCGCACACCCCTGAACATGGCCAAGTGTAAGAAGTGCGGCAAGGTCAGGTTACACAGTTTACAGAAAGTCAGGGATAATTATAGGCAAGGCCATCCGTGGAGGGTTAAGTTATGAGTGGACAGGCGATATTTGAGACATTAACTTTTGACACATACAAATTCACATTGCAGAGCGTCATCCCTAAAGAAAACTTGGAAATGCGTATACTGGACAATGCCCCAGATGATTATCTAGTTTCACGCCTAGAAGCTACATTCATTGGTAAGGATGAATACTCTGAAACTGTGGAGGAAGTAAATGATGTCTATCCGGCCACTATGTGGGAAGAATTAAAAGAAGATTTTTCGCCTGCGTGGCTGAAGCGAAGATGCCCTGTTCGCTACCACCGTGAGATTAAACGGGTAACAATCAACCATTATCGTATATGCCCCCACCTTGGCATGCCAAAAGAAAAGCATATTAAATATCTGATGACAGAAGTATTAAGTAAATGAAAACTTATGACATCCCAGCCGATGAGAAGTCCACCAGGAACTGCCGCCATTGCAAGGTGAGCAGGTTGACTTGCTGGTGTTCTCAGGGGTGTCATCTGGACCGGGCTTTGAGCGAGGTGATGGGGTTTGACGGGTTCTTCTTGGAGTGTAAGAGATGCCAAGAGTTTGATAACGAATGGGGGTTATGATGGATAGACTATCGGATAATGTAATTGGCGAAATACTAGATAGGTTAGAAATCTCAGATGAAAGCAGAGACTATCAATATGACGGCGGCGTAGTATCTACTATTGATGTATACCCGTTACTAGATCGGCAAATATCAGAGACACTAAAGGCTGTGGGGGAATGGATGAATAAAAACTTTGATATAAAAACGTGGGAGAAGTACGAGGAATTTATAATTAAATTGTCACTCAAAGGGGAGATGCCCTAATGAAGATAGACCCACTGGATAAGATATTCTCAGAGCATATCAGGCGTAGGGCAATTCAGAGGTGCGGTGGTTGTGAACGCTGCGGAACCATCAAGCCTGATTTAACCAGAGAGGACGGCTCTACCTTCCCGGGTTACAAGTCTCTGCAATGCAGTCATATCGTTGGCCGGACAAACAAGGCCGTCCGGTGGGATGAGGACAACGCTCTTGGCCTGTGCGGAGGCTGTCATATGTATCTTGAGCATAACCCGATAGAGCACGTTGAATTCGCCAAGGAGAAGCTGGGCGAACAAGCCTATGAGTATTTGAAGATCCGGTCCAGAACCCCGGCCACCAATCAGGACCAGGCGGCCATTAAACTATATCTTAAACAACTGATAAAGGAGTTGAACTGATGAATAATGACACGCTAAAAATGGCAATATCAGAGGCAAACCGATTCTTGGTTAAGGCAAAGGAGTTACAGGAAGCGGAGACGATGAATGACCTTATATGGATTAGCGGATCGAAGGAATCTGGTGCTTGCAGGAGAGCTTCTATGGATTTAACAAGGGTGTTGGCAGACCTGCGCAGGGAAGGCTAATGAGTACACGATCAGCATTTATAGTTTGGGTGATATTGATGGCCGCAATGTTATTTGGAATGGTGAAGTACAGTGAGTATACCCAGGATGTCGCCCAGTCATTGGTCACAGTGAGTGATTCGGTAACACCGCCACGGGTTGAGTATATAGAAGGGTAAAGACAATCACGGTAACACCAGAGCCGGAGATAGTAACCCTTTATGAGCCGATACAACTGAGAGACTTTGAAAGCGAGGACGAGCTAATAGCCTTCGTCTCAGACTGGACAGGTTCGGCGGCATACGGCGACACTCTGTTACCGTTGCGAGGCACTAATGACAAATGTGAAGTATGGGCTATGGACTGCCAGCAATACGCACAGGAACAGGGGTATCTCATCAACTTTCAAGTCACCTGTATTCACGCTGAATGTTCGGCAGTAATTGGTAAAGAGATATTTATGTTTAATCCGTACACAGGGGTTATAAGGTCATGGGGGTACTTGGACTAATGAAGATTATAGACTTTAAGACGGTTAGCCCGTTATTTGAAATGGAGCGTGACGGCATCAAACCTTTTACCGTGAGGCTTGACGACCAGAAAGACAGCCGGTTTAGGGCTTTATCACAGTGGGAATTCTCTACTAGCTCCACCAATGCGTGGTATTGCCGCATAACTAATCCAAAAACAGGAGAGTCTTTTACCAGAATGATAGACAATATTGATTGGGTATGGGACTCTACTCAAAACGCCAGAACTAATTGGAAAATAATCTATTTTGGTAATCTCATTTAAGAAGGTGGACTAATGAAGGGTAAAGACAATCAACTATTATTATCAGAGCGTTACCGTAAAATAACAATAGACTCTATTTTACTTAGATGGCATAAAGTAAATCAGGGAGCATTAACCGATGGTATACCAGTAAGTAGAGAACAAGCCGCCTGTATGGTATTAAAACACCTTGAGAAAGAAGCTGGTAATGACACCAGTAATGAGGTTATATGAAAACAAAACTACCGATAAATGGCACACCGCAGGCCAAGAAGTTTATCAAGATGTTTGAGACTTGCCCTGACTCACAGCTTAAGGGGATGGCTACCAAGTACGGGTTCTCTAATATCAAGTACCTGAAAGACAGCGTGAGGACTAGGTACAGCGTGAGCAGGGGGGCAAACGACATACCCATAGAAGAGATGGAACTGCCGCCAATTATCATGCCGAAAATCAAGCTCAAGGAATTCCACCCGGTAACAACGCAGGGCGACCCAGAGGTACAAGTCCTGCACCTGACCGACCACCACGCCGGGGAGATAACCAAGTCGTATAACAGCAAGGTATTCGGGTTCCGGCTCGATCAACTATTCAGGAGCACGCTTAAAATAACATACCTCCACCGGCATATGTACCCGATTAACGAGCTTGTGATATTCATGACCGGTGACATGGTACATGGTGAGAATCCGTTTCAGGGCGCAAAGGCAGGGTCTATTGAGTGCGGGGCGCAGGAACAGATATTTGACATCTCGCTGCCGGCTCTGACTGAATTTATCCTTTCTATTAAGGGTGAGTTCCTGACCGTTAAGATTAAGTGTGTACCAGGCAATCACGGCAGATACAGCAAGGGCGCGCCGGACGCTTCTAATTGGGACCTGATACTTTACAAGGCTCTACAGATAGCCCTCAAGCCATACGGGATTGACGTTGAAATCTCTAATGGATTCGGGCTGAAAACCACGGTGGCAAATCATGAGTTCTTTCTCTTTCACGGCCATCAGGTGAACGCATCCCAGGGCGTGCCATACTTCGCACTCGTCAGGGCAATTAATAGCTGGTACGTTACCTATGGCGGGTTTGATTACGGGGTCTGTGGTCACTTCCACAAGGAGGACTTTCTCAGGGTATCAGCCAAGGCCAAGCTGTTGATGGGGGCATCGCTGGTGAGTGACGACCCATTCGCCCTAGAGATTATCAAGACATCCTCAATACCATGTCAGTGGACATTCGGAGTGCATGAAAGGAGAGGGATAACGTGGCCTTATGCCATGTTCCCTGATTAGGGTGAGAAATGAGTGAGGAACAGGTACACAAATTCACAGTCCATAAAATAGACCTGTCAGACCACGACACAGGCGGCGGCTTCAGGGAAGTGGATGCTACCATCACGATCGACTCATCACTCCCAAGTAGGAGACAGGAAGAGGCACTCATTCACGAAATGCTAGGAGTGTATCTCGGGATGACGGTTAGTGTTGACGACATAGGGGAGATGGCTAGTACCATCGCCAGAGAATTAGAACTACTGAGGGGGAAACTATGAATGGGGAATTTAGGGAAGGATGGGTAAAGTATTGTAGTATACAGGGAATAGAGCTGGACAAAGACGGCCGATTAGAACCACTGAGGCCGCTAGAGGTAGAGACAGAGCCGGTGAATGAGGTAGAGGCGGCAATAAGAAAGACTAACGAGTATTGGGCGGATTTCATAATCGGGTTACTACCCAGAAGCTACAATTCGCCAGCTATGGAAATGTCCCGAATAACCCAAAAGATTAACGCAGAATTACAGAAGCTGGAGGGGTGATATGCGCGTGATATATATTGCTGGACCGTACCGGGCACCGACTGAATGGGGATTAGAGCAGAACCTTCGCCATGTTGAGGATGCGGCTATTATGCTATGGAGGGATGGCTGGGCAGTTATAGCACCTCATAAAAACACGGCACACTTTGGCGGGGCTTGCTGGGATAGCGTCTGGCTTGAGGGTGACATCGAGATACTGAAACGATGCGATGCAATCTTCATGGTCAAGGGGTGGGAGAAAAGCACCGGGGCTACTGCCGAGCTGAAGGTAGCCAAGGCGCAAGGGATGGAGATTTACTTTGAAGGGATTACACAATGACATTTAATAAAGAAGACACATATGATAATCAAATAGCCCCACTTGTGAGTATAATAATCAAGATTTGTAAGGACAACGATATTCCGATGATAGCTTCGTTTTGCTACAAGGTAGACGATGAGGAAGTAGAGGATGTATGCACAACTTGTATCCCAACTAAAGATAATTGGCTGCCTGAAAGGTTTGACGAGTGCCGCAAAGCAATCTTTAAGACGCAGTCTATTATGGCCTATACAATAACACAAATTGAGAGGAATAAATGACTTACATCAGGATAGAGGACGACTCATACGCAAAGCTCCAGTTCCATTTGAGGACACAGGTCCATGCGATACTAAACGTGTTTCGGGTTTATGGGCTGCAACTTCAGGTGGATATTGCAGAGAAGGAGGTCGTCAAACTGGCCGAGAACTTTGGCATGGCTGTTCGGGGTAAAAATATCCCCATAGATGTACTTGACAAACCGAAGGAGAGGGGGATATGATACCATCAATAGAAGTATTAACGGGGGATTGTTCATGGAATACACTGACTTCATAGAATCAAAACAGTACAAGGCCAGCAATATCGGGGTGACAATATCCACCACAGATACTAACCCGAAGCTATTTGAATGGCAAAAAGATATTGTTAAATGGGCAGTCGCTAAGGGGCGATGCGCTATATTCCTTGATACCGGCCTTGGTAAGACATTCATCCAGCTTGAATGGGCGCGGCTTATCGGTGAGAATACTTTGATAATTGCGCCGCTGTCGGTAGCGCGGCAGACGGTACGAGAGGCCAAGAAGTTAAACCTTGACGTTCGATACATCCGTGACATGGCAGAAGTAACCACTGATAATAAACTATGGATAACCAATTACGAGATGATAGACCATTTTGATTATTCTCAGTTTGGGGCTGTCGTTCTTGACGAGTCCAGTATCTTGAAATCTATGGGCGGCAGAACCAGAAGTAAATTAACCGAGTTATGCAAGAACGTTAAATATAGACTATGCTGCACCGCGACACCGGCCCCGAATGATTATATCGAACTGGGGAACCATACAGAGTTTCTAGGGATATGCAAGGTATCGGAAATGCTCGGTACGTTCTTTGTCAACGCTAATAAGGAGCATACATTCGCGTTTAATGACAAACTATACCGGCGCAAGGGTAGCAATAAGAATGGTACGGAATGGAGACTTAAACACCACGCAGAGACACCATTTTTCAAGTGGTTATCATCATGGGCAATAACGATGATGAAGCCGTCTGACCTGGGATATGACGATAACGGGTTTATTCTGCCTGAATTGAATATAAATCCTATTTATGTAAGTGGCGAATACAAACCTAAAGATCAATTATTTTTCACAAAACTACACGGTATATCAAACCGCATCGAAGTCAGGCGAGACACTCTCAATAGCAAAATGAGCCGGTTAAAATCTATCGTTGATACATCCGATGGTCAATGGATAATATGGTGCGGACTGGACACTGAAAGCAAACTGGCTGCGGATATGCTAGGCGATGATGCTGTCGAGGTTAAGGGGGGCGATGATATATCGCACAAGATAAACACCATTGAGGGGTTCCAGGACGGCAAGGTTCGTATATTGGTTACGAAAGCTAAGATTGCAGGCTTTGGTATGAACTTCCAGAACGCTAGTAATATGCTATTCCTGGGGCTTAATGATAGTTGGGAGACATACTACCAATGCATCCGTAGGGAATGGCGATACGGTCAGACTAAACCCGTAAACGTCCACATATTACTGCACGACGCAGAAGATGAGATATACCAGAACGTACTGAGAAAAGACGCGATGGCCAGTCGACTAAGGTTATCGCTAATTGAGCAAATGAAAGATTACGAAAAAGGGGAACTTGGAATGACATCGAAAATGACAACGCCTTATGCAGAGGATAAAATCACCGGCAATGGATGGGTGGCTATGCTCGGAGATTCATGCCAGCGCCTGAAAGAGATTGACGAAAGCAGCATTGACTTGTCTGTTTATTCTCCGCCTTTTGCGGATCTGTTCACCTATACCGCCAGTGATTATGACTTGGGGAATAGCAACGGATGGGGGCAGTTTTTCAATCATTACCAATATATCATTACCGAGATATTAAGGGTGACTAAACCTGGCCGCATGACGTGTGTTCATACCAGCGACATACCGGCGATGGCGCAGCGTGACGGTTATATTGGCGTCAAAGACTTCCCGGGCGAAGTGATACGGGCTTATGAAAAAGGCGGCTGGACATTTATAGGTCGGGCGTTCATTCAGAAAAACCCGCAATCTCAGGCTATACGGACGAAAAGCAAGGCGCTATTATTTGTGCAAATGAGAAAAGACTCAGCAGACAGCCGTCCAGCTTTGGTCGATCAGGTATTACTTTTCAAGAAACCTGGCGAAAATGCTATCCCCATTACTCCCGTCAAAAATGGAGAAATGGACAACGAAACATGGATAGAATGGGCTAACGGGATATGGCTAGGAATTAGGGAAACGGAAACCTTGCAATATTCTAAGGCGCGCGGTGCCGACGATGAAAAACATATCTGCCCGTTACAGCTCGGAACGATAGAGCGATGTGTCAAACTCTACTCTAACCCCGGCGAAATGGTGTTGACTCCATTTGGGGGAATTGGTAGCGAGGCGTACACTGCAATTAAATACGGGCGCAAGGCTACGCTGATAGAATTAAAAGAGGAGTATTTCAATGTCGCATTGAACAATCTCAGGAAGGCAGAGGACGAATCCAGCGTCAAAGATTTATTCAGTCAGGTTGGAGTTACGGTATGATTAAAGAGAAGTGGTATTCATACGCCGCGATAAGGTTCACCCGGCCTCAGGTTATATTCGTACTTGAAAACATCTACACAATCAGGGAGGGCATCTGGCCGCCTAACCCGAAAGGCTCGGGGTATGTCGACGCTCCAATGGGGAAAAACAGTCAGTATAAACGTGGCGCCGGGTTTGAAAAGCCGGTTGAGGTCGGTGCCGAGGTCTGGGTCAGGTTGCAATTATGCGGGTTTGATGGTAAGTTATTGGAGAGCGTGCATACTTGGGGGTATTCTTGCAAGGCTCTGGCCAATGCCTACAAGCGGGATGAGGCGGACGTAGTGGCGAGTGTAGAGACAGCCTTGAGGTATTGTTCAGGATGGGCACGTAAACAGCGCAGTTATGAGGCGTACAGGTCTCACAGGAGGGGATAAATGGACACCGGTGAACAATATATAAAGATGTGTGAGAAGGCAATCGAAGTACAAGCACGGAAACCATTTGACCGAATGTCGTGGTATGTAACCAGATGTCTGGACCCTGATGAGAATGATGTTATAGAGGGGTTTAACTTGTGTAGCGTCTCCACCGCTGTCTGGCTTCCCCGTCAAGACCAGTTACAGGGGATGGTCCCGTACGGGCTAATGTATCAGGTTGGGATGTTTAACGAGTTTGTGGTTGACATGAAGGGCAACTGGATAACTGGCGAAAATGAAATGTTCTCATCTATGGAGCAGCTCTGGTTAGCCTTCGTAATGAAGGAGAAATACGGCAAGAAATGGTGCGAGGATAAATGGGAAACTGTATAAAAAGCTGCTTAAAGTGCGGCGGTCAGGTATATCCGGAGTGGGACAGACACACCCACAAGAACATTAACGTGTGCATTCAATGTGGGTACTGCCGGGAAGATGATGAGAAGCTTCCATTGGTCAAGGAGCGGAGTATATCTTCCTTTATTAAAAGAGGGTCTATACAAACACCGACGCTTCATTAGCGCACTTTACGCCTAGCCTGCGCCCCTTAATAGTCAGTTATTTTTAATACTTGACAATACTGGTCTCATGTGTTATAATCTATGATTAGATACTTACAGGTGTACCTGGAGAGCCTCTATTGGTGATAAGTAATAGTTTAGAGGAGATGGAGGAGGAACTAAACAGCCGTCCGTTGTATCTCAAATTATGGCATCGTGTCAGATGGCAGACTATATCATTCTTTGACGTCAAACAGCACGCCCGAGAGGTCAGGCGGTTTATACAGCGCGGGCGGCGTGGTTATGCTGACTGCGACTGGTATGATATGCATAGTTATCTGTGTAGTATCATCCTGCCAATGCTGAGGACAATGCGAGAGAAGCACATGACCTATCCCGGCTATGGCAAGGCCTCAACACCTGAGAAGTGGGAAGCCCTGCTGGACGAGATGATAGAGGGATGGGAAGCGGCTGCGAGGATGATAGCGTTAGACTACCCTGATGGAACAATTAACGAATCTTTCAAGGCCGATAACAAGATATTCAAAACTAAGTCCAAAGTATTCAGCGAGTGGTTTCTCCACCTGTGGGACTAATGGGGCTGGGCAACCGCGAACCCTCCGGTATTAGGCGGTGTCCGGCAGATGGAAAGCACCGGGCGCACAAGTCCTGCTCAGTCCCTTATTTTAGCTCATGTGCCAAGTGTACAAGGAGTATCGGTGTCGTCCCATTGGGCGGCATCAGCATTTATATTTTGAGGTATTATGTTCATCACCTTCAATGCGTCACTACCGGACATTCAGAGTGCAATAAGTATTGGCGGTGACGGAGCTACCAGGATTAAACTGGACATACCATCCTCAGACCTACCAGAAGCGGTCAAGTTAACATTATTGAGAGGACAGGCTTTCACGGTCATTATACAGCCTACAGAAGACAATGCAGAAGCTATCAGTAAAACAGAACGTATTCTGCCTCAAATACCTTGAATTCGGCAATGCTACACAGGCGGCTATCGCTGCAGGGTACTCCCCACAATATGCCGGAACTAACTGTGACAAGCTACTAAAGACTACTAAAATAGCCGACCGGATTAGTCAACTATTACAGAAGGAAGAGGATGCCAGTGTAGCCACAGTCATGGAACGCAAGCAGATATTGACCGAGATAGCACGCGGCAGGCTGTCAGACTTTATGGGTGAGGCGTTAGACAGTGACAAGCTCAGGAGCGCGGCACTTCAAGAGATCAAGATTATTGAGGGCAAGGATAAGTCCACCACGGTCAAACTCCACAACCCCATCCAGGCAATAGCTGAGATAAACAAGATGGAGGGGGCTTACGCACCTGACAAGCACATCAACCTTAACCTAGAGGCGAGTGATTTAACAGATGAACAGCTCGAGGGACTTGCA